GGTTGGAAAAACGACTCCTCTGAGGAGTCAGCTGCGATAGTCTGCGCCCATATGCGCAATTTGCCCATGGTATTGAACGTTGGATCACACTTGATCGAATTGCAAATCATTCGTTCTTGTGTCTTGTCTGACATGTAATTCGTTTGCCTTATCAATCCAGCGCATTCATGGCCCTTGCCACGCTTCACAGCGTGAAGAACCAAGTCTCGCTGGGTTGTGTCATTCGAGTAGACAGGCAGCTCCATCGCATCGTATGATGCGAACACCGCGTCTACTGTCATCTTTACATTGTCATACCCGAAGGCACGGCCTACTTCATCGTATTCATTGAAGAAAAATTCAGCCGTGCATCCTCCCTCTTCCACAACCTTCTTCCTTAAACCCACAGCGCTGTTGTAAAACCCATCATGTATCGGCTCGATCCTGCCGCGGAACATGGCCGCCAGTGAAAGAGCTCGTATACACGATAATGCTGTTCTGTGGGAATCAGGCATGTCCACGCGCGGCTGGGTGTGGGTTCCCAGCTTGCCAAGGTACCGCTTGATAGCTGGGCACCAGGGCAAACTGAGATCTGTCTTCCCATCTTTTGCTAAGAAATGAGCGCCTATCATCTCCATTCGTCCGTCGCTGATGGCGTCAAATTTCCCGCTAAAGCCCAGCTCGCGCATGTAGGCCTTGAACTGCGTCTTATTTGCCTCACTTTTCATGTAGGCAGAAACGTCACCTCCAGCATCGTCTCCCTCAAATAATCCTCTCCACATCATCGCCCTTTCGGCGATCACGCCGTCCTCACCTGTGTAAGGACGGCTCGTGTAGATGTGATTGAGCGTGCCGGTTTGTGCGCGAAACCTGCCCTCATCATCCTTGCACAACACGTGCTCAGGATTACGCATGAGGCAACACATGCTGGCTGTCAATTCATTTGCAAAGTTAGCAGCAGAAGTCAACAGCCAGCCGCTGTCAAGGTAGAAATCTGGGAACTTAAGCGTGACTCGCTTTTTGTACCCGGGTACGGTGGCTCCGACCAGAGTGATTTTCATGATCATCCCGTGTTTCATGTCGTAATCAATCTTGGTCTTGTATTTGCCTCCCAATGCTCCTGAGTATTTCTCTGAAATAATGTTCGATATGTGTTGCAACACTTTCAGGACATTGGTCAGTGTGCCTGGACACCTCTCATGGCATTCCATCTTTGTTTGGTCAAGCTCCCACAGTACTTTGTCTCCTTTGTACTCTGGTGGGTTGGTGGCCATCCTCTGCGTGAATTCGTCTAGCACGGCATCACGTGGCCTACCCTTGATTGACATATTGTGGAACACGCCACGTTTGCGTCCAAACAAAAGATCACTAAACACGGCTGCTGGCGCCTCTGCTAGCGTCATCAGATCAATGCCATTATTGACAACAGCCCTTGCGACCTTGCCATCTTTCGGTATGCCCTCAAACTTTCCAAATGCCTCGCGGGTCAGATTCCCGCGGGCCGAGCGTGACATGATCAACACGTCATTCAGCTCTAAATTGTTAGTGAAAGCATTGCCCATCTCTCCGGCTGTGAATCTTGATTTAGGGTATTCCCCAAGTTGTGTGTCAGCGAACAAATCACTGAACGACTCCATCACAGCTTGTCGCATGTAGACTTCCCGTAAGATGGCCTGCCAGAACCTCCTGTGTATTTTAGCAGTCGTACTGTTTGGTTGGTACGTAATCGGTTCTGGTGCCTTGCCTGGTTCGGCAAATTTGTCCACCTCAGATCTCTGTTCTGTGGAATGTGACACGTTACCTACGGCTTGGACTACCACATTTGCTAGTACAGGGCCAGGCGATTGTGAGCCAGCTTCCCGCGCGAACGCCACTGTCTCTCCTGGCCCTGGTACAGCACCTGCAATAGGTTCCGTCTCTAATTCAAGAGCCTGCGCTGTTTCAGACGAGTCTAGGGGTCTCCTGCGCACAAACTTGTCAAAAACGGTCCGAGGACCGCTCAGGACAGTTTGCACAGGATACATGCCTGGCACACGCGCAATAAAGTCCCAAACGGGACGCAAGCGGTACAGAGCGCTACCATGAGGTTTCTCTTTGGGGGGTTCGACAGCTGGCCCCGCAGGGGGAGTACTGTCAACCGCCTTAACCGCTGCGGCCGGTTTGTCTAGGCTCCTGAACTGGCTGCAATAGCGTTCGCAGCCAGTCCATCGGGCAACCGTCCTGTCTAAGTAACAGGGTACCTTTTGCAATTTTATGATTTTTGCTACTACCGCTTGAACCAAGATGTCCTTAGACCCTTGCACAGGCCGCGCATCTATGTAATTAACCAGTGGTCCGCGAATTTCCCTTTTCTTATTTACAGTCTTCAGTTCTGTGAAGTTTACTAACACCTGTAGCGTGGAATCATCAACACGCAATGTACAAGTACCTGATCCGTAGATCGGTGCCATCCGAGGAAAAAACGTACATTTGCTACAGGCATTTGGGCAACAGAACTTCGCCTCATGGGTCGGGTTGGCCTGTTCGACCGCCCGCAACCCCTGAGTGCAGTGAAGGCAGAGTGCGGTATTGTACCCAGCAAATCCATCCTCTTCGTCTTCGACTGGAGCTGGAACTGCTGGGAACATGTACTTCCCTAATTGGTAAAGCTTATAACCTGTACCGCAACTTGCAACCGTGAAGCATGGGTGCCACACGACTGCATCCAAAAATGCTGACCCCACGCATAATAAACAATCAGCGGCCTCAAGGGCCGATTTGCCGAAATAAATTCCGTCTTTGACTAATTGTGCAACTAATTTGGAGTGGGTAATCGCCGCAGCAGTAGTCGCTGTGATAATTACCATGTCGTGCAAGTTTGGTGTCCTTACTCTCTCTCGGGCTCTCCTAAGAGACCTAGAATCGCGAGGGCTGCAGGGAGCGCACGCGACCTGGCCCAGCCACGCGACGGAAGCACGTTATCCGCCACGCCCTTACCCCCTCAGAGGCAGGCGCTGGGTACCCGATGCCTTACACCCTAAAAGGGGCCTGACATCTTAGCACTCTGGGTTCCCGCCGAAGCGGGCGTCAGGGGTTTTTACGTGTCAGGGGTGACTAGTCCCGTTCACAACTGGCTATTCCTACCTGTGCGGTCGGTTCACCAGGGGCCCTCCCTCCTAGCCGAAGCTAGAGAACTACGCAGTTGTCCAGAATACACTTCCAGAGTCCGAAGACTGACCGTTAGCGTTTGAAGCTGTGTGTGTATAAGACATATCAGCTCTCCA